TATAAGTGTCGAGCATGTCAGACATTGATCGGTTGCTGCTTGTATGCTTGCACTCCAGAATAGATACTTTGCCTTCTTCTGAAGTTACAAGCGCATCAACCATACCTTTGAATGGCACACCATTAATTACACGCTTAAGCTCTTGCTGTTGTTGTGATGCTTCATGCCCTGTGTCACGACAGAACCAGTCGATGTTGAATTGTTCTGTGTATGAGCCAAGCTGCACCTTGAATATGTGGTCAAGATTGTCGGCCTCTTTCTTGCCGACCTTGACTTGCCATAAGTCATGCCAGTCTCCACGCATAATGCTGTAAAGATCTGACCCTCCGATAAACCCTGTTCTAATCATGATACCTCCTAAGTCTATGGCGATGTGGCTTCGCGGTGATTTTGGGTGACACCACATCGCCTATCGACCAGACAAAGCCGTCACAAGTCACACCCAAAACATACTGCATTATTGCACCTCTATATATATTTTTCAACACGATAATATAATTTGTCGTGTAATAGTTTTCGTATTCGGAACTGCCATTCGATGTGAGTATAGAACTCAGCAAATGAAGGCCAGAACTTTGCACGTTTTGTAACCTCGTCGAAAGCATACATAACTATGTCAGCTGGATATTTTTCTAACTCACTGGTAAGTGCTTTACGTTTGATGTCCATCATCTTGGGGTCAAAGTTATTAGCCAATGTTACAATAGTGGCAAGCATGGTTAGCCGCTGTTCGATTTCTGTGGTCGGCAGCGGCACCATGCTTTGCTGTACTTTATTGTAAGCATCAATAATATTCTCAGCATTTTCATCACCAATCTTAAAATCTACAATTTCGAAGTCTTGGTTATGTTTAGTTTCAAGTGATAGAAGCAATGAACTCACCGAATCTATCACTCTGCTTGTCACCTTTGTTGGATTTGCTACCTCTTGTAGACGAGCGAGTGCTGTTGCTTGCTGCGAACTCGACAGCTTTTGTACACCAGTTGCTGTAGGCTTTGTCGAGGTTGACGAATGCCGAGCCTTTGGATTGATGGTAGTCACAGAATTTATTTGTTTCATTGCCATGGTTTATCTCAACGCCAGCATGACGCTTGTTGATACGGCTGATTACTTCTGGTGAAGGTTGCCAATCATCAGGTACATGCATTTTGCGATTCCTCTTTGGTATTATATTAGGTTCTAATAGGTTACTGTCTACGTCAGAGACAGGTATGTCTCCCACATAGACACGATAGGTTGTTGACTGGAACTGATTTGTTTCACGTGAAACATACCCTGCGTCTATCAATGTGTTTAGTTTTTTAGCTACAGTTGATCGACCCATGCCTGTGCGTTTGGCTAGCGTGAATGTACTAGGCCAGCACACACATTGGTCATTAGCATAGTCACATAGCGTTACCAACAACCACTTAGCCAGAGGATCATCAATCTCTGACCGCATAGCATCAGCCATCAGACTAAACATTGTAGTTTTGTTTAGACCACATCACCAACTGCTGCCTACCTGATTCACCTTTGCGTTTGGTATCATCTACAATTACAAGCCCTTTTTCTTTTAACTGCTTGTATCGTGCAGTAACTGTGCTGTAACGGTATTGAGGTATTGCTGCTAACACATCATCAGAAATACACCCATCAGGGAACTGATCAATAGCATGCAGAACAATACGTTCCATTGCTGTTACATCAAGTTGTTCTGCTGCGGCGTGACTTGTTGATGGGTCATCATTGCGTACCAGTTTGTAAGCTGGTGTGGGTAGATCTATCTTTGGTAGATCCATTGATTCGAATAAGTCTTTCATGCGTGCCTCCTTGTGTTGCATATATGCAGTATATATTTGTGCATTGACAATATCAATACACATTATGCATCATGATTTGGGGCCTGATTCACCCCATCATGATGTACCTCAATGGCTGGATCGTTACCTCCCTGCGATCCAGCCAACTATTTTTGTAGCTATAGGATTGCTGACCTCAATGCATATAAAGTTGGGGCCAGACTTTTGCTTTAACAGATATATATCTGCTGGCTGTTCGTTGTGAGTTTTAGTTAAAAAACTAAAGCCACGACCTTCAGCTTGGTACTTTGATTCAGCTATCAAAACTCTGTCGGGGGTTTTGATTTGGATGTCTCCACTAAACTCTCCACCCAGCTGTCCTGAGAGAGGCTGCCTTTTCGCTTCGGCCCCGCGAGTTTGGAACCAGTCGACCCACCATCTCTCATGGTAGCTGCCTTTGTTGCGTTGAGATGATCCCATTTATCTTCCTCATAACAGGTCAAACATAAGACAATATTACCACCTCGAACCACAAACCAATGTGTATCTGCTTGACAACAGACGCATTTAGCACTGCTTCCAATGGTGTCATACTTTCTTTTTGATTTCGATTTGGGCATCAAGCGCATCCAACCAGCATATTAAAAGGAAGTTAGATGGAACTCGCTTATACTGCTCCCACTTATGGATAAGGGAAGAAGCGCAACCGATGCGATCAGCTAGCTCTTCTTGTGATAAGCCATAGTCATTACGAAGAACAACCAGCCCACTTACAATAGCATGCCAGTTGTTACTTATTGATTTTGGTTTGTTGTAATGCGTAAAATCTGATCGCATTCATAACCTTTTCAGCAGTAGACAAACGTAAGTCACCACCAGCTATAGTTCTATAGTATGTGCTGGTGGGTACGTTTGCTAATCGGAATGCTGTGAGTATAGACACGTTGCATTCCGATGACGCTTTGATTAGTTGTTCCATATAACTTAACATGGAAACAACGTACTGCATCTATGCAACCATTGGCAAGGCCAATAATTCAGTAGTCTTTCTAAGCTGTTGCAGCCAGTTGGTATCGCCAAGTTTTGCTTTAGCTTGTTTTGCACCAGTGATTATAGTTGAGTGGTCTTTGCATAGCGCACGACCTATTTGTACAAAGCTGTTGCGAGTGCATTCTGTCGCAATCATATAGTAAATATATCTAGCGTTTACTATACGTTGCTCTCGGCGTGTAGATAATAATTCGTGTAGTTGTACGCCATTAGTTTTGCAAACAGCGCATATGATTTCATCTAAAGATGGGTAAACAACATCTTTATATGTCACATCATACATGCGGTGCGTATCTTTCTTCTCGAACACATCATCAAATCTAGGCATTATGATTCCTCCTTTGGGAATGCATTGTACAAAGCCCAAAATGCAGTTTGCAATGCACGTGGCGTTTCTGGGTTGTATAGGTCATAGCTTTCTGACCATTGCTGTTCAAATTCTAGCAACGCAGTTCGTGCTGTTTCTATTGCTTCTAATTGATCTGGCCTCATGCTTTTCATAGCTATGCGTCTATCATATTGCGCTTGTTCGTATGGCTGCATGTTCTCATAGTTCTTTGGTCTACCAACTTTACCCATTGTTCAACCTCCCATTGATCATCGCTTCATGATCATACTGTTCATCTTGCATTGGCTTGATATGTTTATCTTCCCATGCTTGAGTAGCGCGAGTGACAAAATTATCTTCTTTGAAGTTAGTATTTGTATCACGCAGATGTTCTGCCATACGGTTGATGTCAGATGGATGACCCATGAGTGGGCCAAAGAAATCAGCTACAAATTCAAAGTGTTGCTGTGTAAATTTAGGTGCGGTCATGATTTACCTCCTGTTCATATTTTGTAAATGGGCCTTGAATTTTTAGTCTGCGTTCAAGTTCTAAAAATGATTTGTGTTTGGAATTAGCTATTGCACTAGGCACACCAACACCAAATATGCACCAAGCAGTTGATAGTTTTTTACAATGCTTTAGTTCTTCATCTAATACTTCACACAATATCTGTGTCATTTTTCGCATAGACATTTTGATTACCTCGTATAGTTTCATAATTTACTGGATCAGTCGGCATGCATACGCAGTGTGTCCACTGTACGCAGCCGTAGCCGTCTGGTTCTCTGACCCAGCCGTCATCTTTGTCGTGACAATATTTACAGATCATGTTGTCCTCCTTGGGTAAAGTATAGCTGCATATGTGCAACTATACAATACCCGCTATTCACATATCAGAGCAATCTTGTTGCTCATACCATCTACGATACTGACCATATGCAATCAGCTTGTGACCAAGGTGAATGTAATCTTCCGGCTCATGCTTGTTGGTAAAGATATCTACTGTTGCATCGATCTCAGTATCAAGCATGACCATGATGGCATTGGCTGATTCCGCTGAGAGATTAAGGGGATCAGGCTTACACATAGTCTACCTCCTACACAGATACAGTTAGCCAGTCGTTGTGCTTGAACACTTTAGATAGCTGGTTCTCACGCAAGCGTTGCGTGTTGGCTGGTGATTTGGATTCATTGGTATGTGTAGCCCATGCAGTGAGTGCGTTATACAAAGCCCACTTGTTACTGCCGAGTTG